CCTTATTTTTTTACACATATTTGGAGTAACTTAACAAAACCACATACTGATATAATGAATAAAAAACCAACTACTGAAATTATTACAATAGATGATACAACTTTAGAAATTAAAGTTTATACAGAAGAAAATACAACCTCAAAAATTATTACATTTACAAGTAAATTATCACTTACAAAATATATTGATAGGTTACGTAAAAATTTATATAAAACAGATATTCCATTAAGTATTATTGATACAATACGAAATATTACGTTAAAATTTAATATTACTGAACAAAGTGAAGAAGTTACACAAGATTTAAATCACCAAGTTAAAAAGAGTGATAAGTTGCGCTTTATTCCTAAAACTATGGTAAAAGTAGAGAAGTCGAGTAAAGACATCAAAAAGGAACGTATAAAAGAAATATTGCGAGATATCCAATTTGGAGATATGAAAGAAGCTCAACATAAATTAGACAAATACTTTGATAAGTAAACAAAGGAAGTTACAATGAAAGAAGAAAACAACGAATCATACGAGGTTATTGCAACCTCTTATGATTTAAGTAAAATAAATAAGGGTTACTTAATACTCAAAGGTAGCGGTAATCCTAATCAAAAACACGAACTAATAGGTTTTATGCTTGATAATGGTGTTGTACTTGGTGATATTGAGCAGGTAACAAAAGTTGATGATTACGGAACAGATGTTACAAGTAAAAAACTGTTGCACACAGGCGAATTAATATTTTAGGGAAGTTACAATGGAAGAAGAACTTAAACATATCGAAGTTATTGCAACCTCTATAGAAGTACCAATTTGTTTTTATGAAGATGATGATGGCAATAAAGTATATGATTATGAAACAATGGCAGAAGAGTTTGAGAATGAGCTGAGTAAGTTAGTTACAGATGTTTGATGGATACATAATACTCCTATTTGTATTTATTATAATTGCATTAGATATAAATAGAAGGATAAAAAATTAATTACAAAAGATTTAGAGGTAGCGCGTCAACCACAACTGACCTCCACTCCTTCCGCAGGGAACAAGGATGTGCTACCTCAGACTTAATAGGAAGGAAATAACAATGCAAAAAAACAAAGTAGACACAATAGATAAAGAGTTGCCAAATAGTCAAGTAGCTCTACATTCTGTTGGTTCTGTACTTGATACAGAGATTGCAGTGCTTTATCCTATGTTTGAGGATGGTAGTGCAGATTATGACAATCCTTTTTGCTTAGAAGATGTAGATAAAGAATGGTACTCAGAATTATCTGAAGCAGACCATCTTACTGCACATAACACAATGTTGTCATTTTCAAGTGCTCCACCTAATGATGTAGTGTATCTAAAACGATTGCTCGAAGAGACGTACTTATCAATTAAGGCGTTGAGCTTTGCTTTAGAACTAATGAAACAACGTCGCACATATGATGGGTATTCTGGTAATTTAAAGAAGGATACTGAATCATTATTGCAACGATTGGATTTAATTACTAGGGTAGGAATTAAAGCAGAGGAGATTGAAAGATGGACAAGTTAGTAATAAAAGACTACACATCTGATAATACGCAACCTTGTTGTATCTGTAATGAAAAGATAGATGTAATGGTTGACCCTGAGACTGGTAAGGAAATATGGACAAAAGGACATAATGCTGAACCTGTTGCAGATGGCAGATGTTGTAGTGATTGCAATAATAATATCATAGTTCCATTTCGTATGATGAAACTAATAAGTAGTAAGCTACAAGATATTGGCGATTTATCCACAGAAGCTGCAGAAGACTATGATACCGCTACTCTTACAGAAATTGAAGTAAGAGATGGTACTCAGAAACTTAAGGATGCTAATGCGAAACTTAAGAAAGCTCTTAAATTAGCTGAACATTGTCGTGGATTACTTGGTGGTGTTGGAAGGAAGCTAAATAATGAAGAGGACTAATCACAAAGAAGACGCTATTGATATGTGTGTAGGTAAGACACCTGCTGAGATAATGTCAATAATTTGTGAAGCGAAAATAAATAAAGCTTCTCCATTACTTATTCAACAGTTACAACAGATGCTGGATTTAAGCACAGAGGAAAGTCATGCGATTGAACGTAAAGAAACTGTTTTATCCGCTTGGGTGAATTACTGCAGAACTTCGTGGGTTTACAGATTATTGGAAAGGTTTGGATTTAGATGAGCACACCGACACCTACGCCAAGGGAACAGGCGGTTAAGTTGTTCCCAGATATCGTTATATTTAAAGAAAAAGAATTTATAGCAAATAGATTTACTGGCGAAGAGATAGAACTTGAGCCAGAAGCAGTAGCAGTATATGATTTAGTTATGGGAGCGGAAATGTTGGGTATGTACAAGATTGTACGTAAAGGATTGGACTGGTTCAAACAACATTACCCAAAAGAATATTTAGTATTGCTAGATTAATAGTGAGGATAGGGGTAGTGCCAGCAATGAGTTAAATTGCCTAGAATTTGACGCTTTAGTTACCGTATTAAAGTAAGACATTGTGCTATGGCTCTCTATCCTCGCAAGATTTATGAAAGAACTATGTTAAAAACAATAATAGTCGCAGGAGTTATAATTGCAATAATGGGAATGTATATTACATTCCTACACGGCATTATAGACGAGCTGCGTAAAAATAATAACGAACTTAAAAAACAAAACAAAATACAAAAGTTAAGGTTACGTTAAATGCATGAAATAACCGTTAAGGGCATACATAAGTCGCTTAATGAAAACGGATATATCTGCGGTGTACCTTTTGCTGCTAGTATTACAAGTGCGATACAGACTAAACCAGTTAGTGGAGCATTTCTATACGGCCCAGCAGGTACAGGTAAAAGTTACCTTCCTATTGTTCTTAGCAAGACACTCGGAGTAGAAATGTTTTTCTATCAATGTGCTCCAGGAACAAGAGAAGATGACTTAGTGCTTAAGATGCTTCCTAGTGAAGTAACTAAAAGTGGCGTAGAGATTAAAAAATCAACCGTTTTCCAAGCTGCTGAGGCATCACATAAAAATAAAGTGATGCTAGTACTTGACGAGTGGGATAAAACACGACCAACTGCTGATGGTTTCTTTTTAGATTTTCTTCAGTATGGGCGCTTATCAATCCCTGGAACTGATATAAATGCAAATCTTGATAATATGTTCATATTCTTCACTGCAAATGATGAACGTGAATTTCATGAAGCTTTGCTACGTAGATTTCCTAAGATTGATGTTAATCCGCTTGATTCAAGTCTTGTTATGTCAGCGTTAAGGTTAACTCACGATGGTCATCCGCATTTAGGTAATGCAATCAAGTTGTATGAGAAGGCTGTAATGAGCGGGATGTCAAAACCCGCAACAATACAGGAAATTAGACAACTTCTTGACGCTATTAGCTTTCTCGGTAAGGGAGCAGATTGGAATAGCTTGGTTTATCAGTTTATTACAAAAACACCTGAGAACCACAGTTTATTAAAAGATGCTCAAACATCCGAGTATGTACCTGAGAAGGATAATATTGCTGAATTAGACAGTAAGCGATTCGCAGGTGAGATAGTTGAGAAGAAAGTTGAGAAGAAGAAACTGATTATGCCAACTAAGATTGATTACCTAACTAAATCAAAGCCTATAGATGATGCTAAGGATATTCCTAGCGATGATGAAATCTATGGCATTTATGACTATACTGATGAAAACTACTCTATGCTGGCACATCAAGATATGCAAAATCGTATCGCTAATAACGATGTTGCAATCGTGGATGACTTTGAGGTCATTCGCGGCAAATTAATACGTAAAAAACCTTATCAGCTTACAGATATTAACGAATCACAATATGCTAGGAGACTCGATGGAGTTGCAGAAGTTGCTTATGTTGACAAGAACTGCACCTTCAAAGACTTAACTCGCATACCAAATTGGAAGCTTTGGACAATACGTAGATATTCCAAAAATGAAGTTGTTGCTCGATATACAATGAAGGAACAAGATGGAAGCGTAATTATGACAATAGATATGCGATGGACTAAGGATGAAGGAATTATTGTTATTGTTGCAGCTGAAAACATTGTTACTAATACAGAGTTTTGGCGTCGTAATTCTAATGCCGGTCAGTTTGTGAATGTTAGTCAATTTGGTACTGATGAATCATCATTAGCCTTGTTTTCTAAAGCGTTAGATAATGGTAGAGGTAATGGTATACTTAATATACGCAATATTATAAACCACGATGGAATAGAATATTCTGCTATTATCAATGAGAACGTATACAGAATAAGAGAGCTTGGATTATCTCAAATTGCTTCATCATCAACAGATATGATTAGAGACAGCGTATCTTCTACCTATATTGGTAAGGGATTCGAAGTTGGCATCTTTGGTAATGATTCAACTGACTATGCGATTGCATCAGTTAATATAACTGGTAATCCCACAAAACAAGCCCTTGAAGGTTTGTTTGCTTTGACGGTGAACTTATGTTCTATTAGTGGCGAGAGAAATGAATTGGGTATTCCTGTTTATAAAGCTGTAAAGGTAAATCAACGTAAATTAGCAAAACATTTGAAGAAGCGTGGATGGAGATTCTTAGGTTTAAGATTGGGAATGATGGGCAAGATGTATAAAAGCACGTCAAGCGTGTGTTATTGCTTTCTTTTTGAAAATCTTGCTATCTTTGGATTTCGATACAACTACAATAATGTTGCAAATAAATCACAAGCGTTCTCAAGAATGAGGCGTATTGTGTCACAGTTAGCGGAGGCTGCTTCAATTCATGTCTAAGCTTATTAAACGAGATTGGAGAAATTGGAAACCACAGCAAACTCCGAGTGGTAAACGCCCAACACCAGGCTTTGATTCATTTCAAAGCTTGGGTGGGGGCGGTGATAAAAACACCAAGGCTGTCAAACCTAAGATAGCTAAAAAGAAGGTGTTAAACGACAAGTTGCAAATAAAAAGTATAAAGAATAAAAATTTTACAAAATCAAAAGCATCAAGAACTAAATTATATGGCAACAAGTCAACTTTAAAGAACAAAAATTTTAATTTTAAAGCTCAAAATATGTCTGAAGACAGATTAGAGTATTTGCTTGATAGTTATGAGCAAAATAGAGATTGGTCGCATAATGTAATTCGAGCTGAAAAAGCAGAGTATAAGAGAAACAAAGACAGAGCTCCAAATATTATGACCAAAGCTAATGCAACAAGAGACAGAAGACTTTCATCATCTCTTGCTGTAATAATATCTAAATTAGCTGAAGATAAGACTGGTGAGCCTATTATTGGCGAAGACGAATGGGATGTTCAAGAATTAATGATGCGTAGTATTACAAGACGTAATATTTATCATTGTATGCAGTCAAGAGAGCGTGAAAACATAGTATTGGTATTAGACAGCTCTCCAAGTTGTGAAAGGTCTGCTAAACTTTATGGTCAAATAGCATATCTATCTTGTAAGTTAGGTAATTTGGACATATACTTAGCCCCAAACGCCAGGTTAACCCATAAGATGAACGCTAAAACACACGAATATGAGAATATATTTAGCATGCCAGAAGATAAGAACTTAATTGCTTGTCAGATGGATTCATTACATAACTTTTTTCGCAATAGAGTTATATTGTTTTTTGGGGATTATGATGGAGTTAGACAGATTTGTTTAGCTTCTCACAATAACGAAGTATATTGGCTCAACAATGATTATGAGGATGAATATGAGCATGAGAATCATTTGTACGACAGAAAATTTAATGGCACAGTATTTCAAGTGAATGATAGAAAAGACTTAATTAACGTAATAAGAAAGCTAAGGTGAACAAATGGACAATAGTAAAGATAGAGTAGCTCAACAAACAGTTGAAGTTACTTTACGAATTCCACCTGGCGATTTCCGAAAAGTAGAGATAAATGATAAGCTACATATGAGCTTAAGTCATGATTTGGCTGAGTTTATGACCGCTAGTAAAGGACAACCAGCTAAATTTTATATGATGGTAAAATTCTATTTATCTGAGCGTAAGGGATTGTACAGGGCAATAAAATCAACTCATAAAGGCATGATGGGAGTGATAGAAGCGTCTATGAATGCTACTATCGTATCTTTAATGACAGTAGCTCTTAATAATCAAATGGAGACTGTGATGGGTGGCGGAGATTTTCAAGCTGATGAAGAGTTACAAGGTTGCATTAAAGAACTTCGAGATGGTCTTAAATCAAAAGAGAGGATGCTTGATTTTGATAAATTTTGCAGTAAAAGATTTGATGTACATGCTATGGAAGCGTCTGTTTTTGGAACAGATGAAGGAAATATAGCTGTAGATAGTCATTTAGAAGCAAAATCTTAAGCAAAAGGAGTAATCTTAATGGGATACGACCTATACGGTCTTAATCCATCAAGCTCTAAAATACCAGATTGCGACTTTACTGATGAAGAAACTACAAAAGCATATTTTGCTTGGCAAGATAACACAAAAGGAGCGTATTTCAGAAATAATGTATGGTGGTGGGCTCCTCTGTGGGATTATGTTATAAAAGAATGTAGCGATATATTATCAGTAGCAGATGTAACTGGTGGCGGAAATAATGGTGGACATAAGATAAGTAAAACAAAAGCAAAAAAGATAGCTAGCAGATTGCGGAGTTTAGAAAAAAAGGGCGAAATTGAATCTTACGCTAGTACCTATAAAAATAAACAAAGGTCTTTGCCTACTGAAAAATGTAACGTATGCAAAGGAACTGGTACAAGAAAAGAATGGGAAGGTTGGCAATCAGAAGAAAAGTGGCTAAAATATCATAAATCTCTTGAAAATGATAAATCGACAGGATATGAATGGGCGCATAAATGTAAGGGATGTAATGGTTGTAGTGGCAAAGGTATGGTAAAAAACTGGCAATCAAATTATCCGTTTGATTCAGAAAATGTAATGAACTTTGCAGATTTCTGTGAACATTCAGGCGGATTTCGTATTTGTTAACTAACTACTTAAACATAAGCCTAGGCTATAGCTTTAGCCTAGGCTTTGTTAAAGTAATAGTTAAGCTATTATACTTATATATATATATTACTATATATACAAGTATTAAATAATACAAAAAAACATAAAAAAAGTATTTGTTTAAAATAATAATTGTAATAATTTCTTTAACTAATTGAGGACAAAAATGGGAAACATGAGAACTTTCAGATGCGATAACGAGACTTGGCGTAAATTCAAGTTACTTTGCACAATGCAAAATGTATCTATGCAAACACAACTTGGCAACCTTGTTGAGGATTTCGTTAAAAGCAAATCAATCAACACAGATAAGATGACAAATGGCACAGAGCTCAAAAGTCACTCAAATCTATGATGATTACGTTGCTCACCTAAACGCTGAGAAATCCAAAAGATATGATGGAAAAGAAGAATGGTTTCATTCTTCATCAGCAGGTATGTGTGCACGTAAACACTATTATTCGTCTGTAGAAAAGGTACAAACTCCTGAAATAAAAGCTGATACATTACGATTGTTTAGGCTTGGAGATGTGATACACGCAGACATACAAGACGCGATTCAATGGTATGCATCAAACAATGGAGCGCGTATTTTTATAGAAAAAGAATTATATATACATGACTTAAATGTCAGAGGATTTATTGACTTAGTTATGATAGATGATGGTGTGCTTTACGATATAAAATCTTGTAATTATTGGAAATGGCGAACAATATTCGGTAAAACATATTATGACCCAAATTCAGTAAAAAATTATATGATGCAAACAGCAACCTACGCTCATTGGTATAACATAAATAATCCTGCTCAACATTACTTAAATGATTATCCAAAAATAAAATCAATGGCATTATTGTTTTATAACAAGAATGATTCTCAGATGCGAGAATTAGAAATTCCAATGTCTATGATAGATGAGGCTGTTGAGTATTGGCAAAGAGTAAATGAATCTGTAAAAGAAGGAGCTCCTCCGATTGAACTTGGTTTTGCTCCTGTTCTAAAATGGGAGTGTAATGATAAATATTGTTCATACTTCGAAGCTTGTGGAGGAGGTTTAATTGGCCAGCAGAAGCAATAGTTTAGATTGGAAATATTATAGGAGCGGATGGCAGTATAGTACAGATGCTCCACAAAATAAAAAGTGGAAAAAAGACAGAGCAGAGCTTTTTAAAAAGAATGGCAATGGATGGTGGTATTATCATGGATATATTCTTCGAAGCAATAAATTAGATAAAAATGAAAAGAGCACTATTGAAAAAACAAAGAAGTTTTGACATAATGGTGAGCTCATAGTGGGCTTGGTTGATTTAGGTTTTTATTATTACCCTAAACAGCGAGTATAAACGCCACCGCAGGTTTATGTTTTTCCCTGTGTGCCAAGCCCATCCTTTCATTAAAAAACAAAGGAGTAAGATATGGAAATAGCAGATGCAATTACTGATGTAGCCGAGGAATTAGCTTTAGTACACCATGACAAACCTCTGATGGAATTAGAAGAAAAGGAACGTGAGGAGATTATATTAATAGCTGAGAACGAAGTTTTAGGAATTTAGTATGGATAATCATGATAGAAAAACAATGACAAAAGAATTATTAGAGTTAGGATTATACCCAGAGCTGTTGGATTCTTTAAGCGATAGTCATATACAAAGACTATTTGAATTAATTGGATGGGCGGCTCCAGCATTTTATAGAGACCAAGTAGAAAGGAGTAAAGATGGCAAGAAGAAAGACTGAAAAGAGTAAATTTTTTAAGCAAGTAATAAAAGGATTTAAAAGAATCTTCGGAAAGGGATATTAATTATGGCAGAAAAAAAGAATAAAAACAACAACTTGTTCTTATGGGAGCAGGTTGAAACTACTGACCCTGAGTTTACAACCAAAGTAAACCAGCGTGGTGGATTTACCGCTATTGGAGCTCAGTATCAAATTAAAAATGCAACAGAAGTGTTTGGTGCTTTTGGTCATGGATTTGGAGTTAAAGACGAACAGTACACTCCAATACTAAATGATACACTTATTGTGTATACTGCAACATTTTATTATAAATATGAAGATGAGGCTGGTGATGTAGAGGGAGAATTCCCTATTAGCAGTTCTATCAGAGTAATGATGGGTAGTAAACTTGATGACGATTGTATCAAAAAGGTACAGACAGACGCAATTACAAAAGGACTATCAAGACTTGGATTCAACGCTGATGTATTTATGGGTAGGTTTGATGGTAATAAATATGTTGATGCTAATGGTCAAAAGTTTGGTGGAGATACAGGAGTAGATGCAGATAATAAGGATGAGTGGATATGAGTGATATAGATAAGCTTCTTGATGACTTTGATGATGAAGATGTTTACTATGACCCTGAAATGTCCACAATCATACCAGAGGGCTCCTATCCAGCTACAATAATTAGCTTATACAGTAAAAAGATTACAACTAAGCGTGGTGGAAGAGGAATGTTATACAAACCAAAGTACAAATTAGATGCGGGTAAATATGAAGGTAGGGATGTTCAAGATGCTGGTGTATGGCGTTTCTATGGAACTAAAGATGAGGATGGAAGAAGAATTACTGGGGGTAGTAATGCGGGATATAAACGTTTTCTTGATAAATTGCACATACCATTACAAAAACTTGAATTAGATGGGAACTCTGATGCGGAGTCAAGAGTAGTACTTAAGCTCCCCGCAATCACAACAGACCTTATATTGAATAAATCAGTTGTAATTAGCGTTGCTCATGAAGAATGGACTGGTATGAATGGAAATAGAAATATTAGCGCTACAGCAACACTTGTACGATTAAGAAATGGTTCTGTCGATGGACAAGGAGACTCATAGGGTTGTACAATACTTACTTATACACGAATCAGCTAATGACTTGGATGTGTATATGTTAGGTATTCACAATATAAGTAGTACAATTAGAGAAGCGTTAAAATATGGATACAAAATAAAAAAGAAACATAGTGGAGTATTATGGAACAGAAGAACAACATATTACATGGAAACAATAAAATAGTGGCACAATCTTTACCACATTCTTATGAAATAGAAAAGGAATTGCTTGGTCAGATGATATTAGATAATTCTATTATTGATAAAATAATGCATTACATACCATCTGAAACAGTATTCTATAATGATTTTCATCGTAGCGTGTGGAGAGGTATACTAGATTTAAGGAAAAAAGGTACAGATGATATATCTATCAACTCTCTTGTAGCTGAAGTACCTCCATCAATAGCTACAAAAGAAATAGCATATAATTTAACTGGTTTAATAGAAGTGGTAACGACATCAACCCATGAAAACAATGCTAAAATTTTATATGAGAAGTGGTTGCTTAGAAATGTAATCATAAAATCAGAGGAAGTTAAGGGTGTTATCAATGTAAAGAACTCAGATGCTAGGGGTGTATTAGAACAACTACATAGAGAAATTGAAAGTGTTCTTGATATGCAGATTGGTAATGGTTTTGATATTGATGGACTATTGGATGAAACATTTGAAAAGATGTTTGATGAAGATGCGTTGGTTAGGTTTGGATATCCTGAGCTGGATGAACTTACTGGTGGAATGACAAGAGGAGAGATAACAGTTATTGCTGGTAGACCTGGCCATTTCAAATCAACAACTATGTTAAATGTTGTTCGCAATCTTATACATAGTGGATATAAAGTTTTAGTGATGAACCGAGAAATGAGTAATGTAGAAATGATGAAGAAGCTCATTGTATTAGAGTCTGAAAAGTTATCTTATGAGAAGATACGTATTGGAGAATTAGATGAAAATGATAGTAAGATGCTCGAAGAATCAAAGAAAAATATTAGAGATAAGTACAGAAATCTCATTATGTATGATAACATATTTGACATTGATGGTTCAATGCGTGAGATAAGAAAACATTCTCCTGATGTTGTTGTAGATGATTACATTGGATTGGTAAGCGTGTCTGGTGTCGATGACAATAGATTACGTATTGATAATATCATGAAACAATATAAGTGGGCAGCTAAAAAGAACAATATGGCTGTACTATTGGTATCACAACTTAATCGTGAGTGTGAATCAAGAGCAAACAAAAGACCATTACTTAGAGATTTAAGAGATAGTGGTTCTATTGAACAGGACGCTGAAATTATATTGTTTATGTATTACGAATGGAGATATTATCTACAAGAATCTGATATGGGAGAATATGGAATTGAGATTATACTTGGAAAGAATAGATACGGTAAGAGTGGCAGAGTTAAAATGGGTGTCGCAGGAGACCGTTGTAAAATATACTCATCATCAGAAGAAGCATTAACGGAGGTGTTTAATGGCTAAAATAGTATACAATGAAAGTGATTCAATATTAATTAGAAGTGTTTTAAAAATTGGATTAAAGTCCTTAAAGAACAAAAATGCTTTGAATAGTGCTGATGACCTACAGAGACTTGAAAATATTATTAGAGATATGGAAACAATACAAGAACCTACAGTAGAGTCAGGCTCAACAACTGCTTTGCCAGATTGTAAAGAGTGTGAAGTATGAATATCAGTAAACGAAAATTAAAGATGCGTGAACGTATAAAGAATCTTGAAGATTCTGTTCATGATATGAGAATGGACACAATAGCATCATTAATTAGAGCGGTTAGTGTTCTTGGTAGTACATTTGAAGAATATATTAGCATGAAGGGTGACACAGATAAATTTGTTAAACATTTAGAAAAGGTGATAAACAATGAAGACAAAGGCTCAAAGAAGGGGAAGAAGAAACAGACAAAGAGGAGCGGAACTACAAAGACAAGCGGTAAAGATAGCTAAGGATTTTGAACTTGAAGCGTATAACAGAGATAGGGGTGGAGCTCAACATGAGCAAGGAGATATTGAGATAGAAGGCAAGTTCTATGGATGTAAAAGACGTAAGAAAGTTCCAGCTTGGGTATTGCCTGAAAAGGAAGAACATGGAGTTGTATTTCGTATGGATAGAGATATTCCTTATATCGCAATACCTTATGATACATTCTGTTTCCTTTTGAAGATGGGAAAAATGGAAGAATAATGGAACTTGATAATTTTAAAAAGAGAGCTGATAACTATGTGATACTTAGGTCATATAAGGAAGCTGTTGAAAATATTAGGGCTCAAGGTCGTGAACCATCGGCTCATACCTTAGCTAGGATTGCAAAATTAAAAATGAAAATCCGTTCTCACAGTAATGGACAAGCTGATAAATGAACGGTAACTTTGATATAGATTTAGACTTTGGTCAAATATACGAAGAAAAGATTAGAAATATATTTGAAGGTAAGGGCGGTATCGAAGTTAAAACGGAACGTGATATGTGGAAACGTACAGGTAATATTGCAATAGAAGTAAGATACAAAGGTAATCCAAGTGGGTTATCGAGTACAAATGCAGATTGGTGGATACATATATTATCTGATAATGGAGAAATAGATACTGCGTTCATGTTCAAGGTTAATAAACTAAGGAAGAAGATTCGTAGATTGGTATCAAGAAAAGAAGCTCGTATTGTTATGGGTGGAGATAATAGTGATAGCGAGATAGTTCTTGTTCCAATCAGTAAACTTTCACAAGTTACTTAAATAAGGAGTAATACTCATGAGTGAATATGATAATACCAATTCAGGTGTGTTGTTTGCTAACAACTACAAAGAAGATGGTGACTCTAGACCAGATTTCGTTGGCAGCGTAGATGTCAATGGAACTGAGTATCGTCTTGCGGGTTGGAAGAATACATCCAAAGCTGGTAAACGGTATATTTCCGTTAAGGTTGAGGATGCTAAACCTACAGATGGTGAAGGAGGCGGAACTAAAGAAGAAGTTCCTTTCTAATTAGGGTGTAAAAAGACTTTTTTGGTAGTTAAATAGTCTATAATCTGAAAACTGCCAAAGATTTATTATGAAAAATGAAATATTACAAGGCGATGTAATCGCTAGATTAAAAGATATACCTGATGACTATGTTCAGATGGTTTGCACAAGTCCGCCATACTGGGCCTTAAGAGACTATGGAGAAGAGGGTCAGTTCGGATTGGAATCTACTCCTGAACTGTATGTAGAAAAATTAGTCGAGATTGGTCAAGAGCTAAAACGTGTATTGCGTAAAGATGGTACATTTTGGTTGAATCTAGGAGATACCTATTGGGGTGGTGGATGGAGAGGTTACGAACTAAATGATAATAGTGGTGATATTCAAAAAGCTCACAAAGGTACTCATGATTCAGAAGATATATCTATGGGCAGAGGTTCTCATAGTGTTATAAAACAAAAAGATATGGTAGGTATACCATGGCGTTCAGCGTTTGGATTACAAGCGGATGGATGGTATCTAAGGCAAGATATCATATGGAACAAACCTAATCCAATGCCTGAATCTGTTACTGACAGATGTACTAAGGCTCATGAATATATATTCTTAATGTCAAAGTCTAAAAATTATTATTATGATGCGGATGCAATTAAGCAACCATACCAAGAGAATACCAAGCCAGGCTCCCAATTTGGTGGTAAGAAGGGTAACTCAGAACTTGGAATGAAGACCAAGTTGCAGAAATCAGAACAAGGTTTCTTTGAAATGAAAGATGGAGCAAATATGAGAAGTGTATGGACAATTCCTGTTCAACCATTCAAAGGAGCACATTTTGCCACATTCCCTCCAAAACTGCCTGAACTATGTATCAAAGCTGGTTCTAAAAAGGGAGACATTGTATTAGACCCATTCTTCGGTAGTGGCACGACAGGGTGGGTTGCTCAAAGACTTGGAAGAAAATGGTTAGGTATTGAACTAAATCCTGACTACGTTAAAATAGCAAAAGAAAGATTTCAACAACAGGAGTTATTTGTATGATAGCTATAATTAAAGATAAAATTGATGATGAGTGTCAACATCAGAATAGGCACTATCAACCTGAAGAATATGATACTAACGTTGCAGAATCCTACAGTTGTGAGGATTGTGGAGCAGAACTTGACATCCCTGAGCCAGATTGGGATTTACTTAGCAAGGAGATATAATATGGGCAAACTAAAGAATATGATAATAGAAATGGAAGAAATGAATCTAACGGCAGACCCTTTTCCTTGGGACATGGGGGCTCCATTATGTAAACGCTGTGATAGTAGCAAGCAAGAAGTAATAACAAAGAACGATAAGACTATGATTGTTTCTTGCTCGTACTGTGACAAAGCAATGCAAGTATTGGATACATCAAATGAAAGTTAAAGATTTTTTCAAGTGGGCTGACGAAGAGTTCAAGATAGAAATGGAATTGATGCGTGTTAAAGGTGAAGAATATACAGTTAGTAACGAAGATAAATTAAAGAATTTCAAATCGATAGCAGATAGACTGGAAACTACTCCTTCCGAAGTTGCTATGGTCTATCTCTTAAAGCATATGGATTCTATACGAAACTATGTGTTGAATGGTGTGGAGGCATCAGATGAGAGTATTTCAGGGCGGATACGAGATGCTCGTAATTATTTGATGCTTCTGCACGCTATCATATTAGAATCAAAAGGGTTGGATGAGAGAGAGGCTGATGAAAAAGTGCCTTGGTTTGGCGTAACTAGTTCATCTAGCCCTTTAAAATTTACAATGGTAGACGAAATAACTATGGCTGAAGCGTCTGAAATTGAATGTAATTAATAATTAAAGCCTAAGCCTAGGCTGTTAATGGCTTATTATAGTTGTTAGCTAAATATATATATATATTATATATATTAGCTAACAATATCAAATTCGTTGAATATGGACGTTTTTTTGTTTAGGTAGGGTCGTATAAGGGTTAGTATATAAAAGCCTCGCCAGAGGTCTATTAGGGGGGTTAATAAGGTACTGTACCTTTTATGACAGGTGGTGTAATCATCATATCTACTAAAGTCCTTAATCCAGCTATTCCTATATCTCTACGTTTCCCTGCGTACGGATAATATTTTGATAATCCCGATAAATGCTCATTGGGACTCAGCACTCGTGACCACTCTCCAGGATTCATTTTAAAATCCCATACATCCTTATATTTAATTGATTTCTTTCCAGCCTCTCTCGTATATCCTCCCATAACAGAATGACGAATTTTCCCCCTCCCAGCTATTTGCTGTAATAGATTTTTATTTAAATCTGCCACAATAATCTCATCTATAAGCTCTTTTCCTCTTTTGCTCTTAGGGTTAAAACTTAATGTTCCATCTTTATTTTCTTTAAAAATCTTTGTGCCTCTCCTTGGATTCAATCCAAAAGCCCTTCTATATAAAAACTCCCTCGCGTCATTAGTTGCCTTTGTAGCTCCCCCTGCAAATCCGTGTAAAGGTTTATCCTTTAATATAGATTGTATAGCTCTACCAATCGCTCCAGCAATTCTTTTAGACTTGATTGGTTCTGACCAATACTTCCTATATCCCTCACCATAATTTAATATGCCTAATGGGTCTACACCTCCTGTTGCGTCTGGCCTTGCTCCATACATTACATTACTTCTTATATCTTTAAGGTCATATCCATATGGAGCTTTTATATTAGTAGCAACTCTACCGACAGCTTTAGGAGCTTGTGACATTGATAACGGAATTCCTAGAGCTGATAATAAATTTCTAGATGTTTGCATTTGAGGGTCTGATAGTTGAGGTGGTGGGTCTATAATATCAACAAAAGGTATGCCAGGTAATATATCAGCAGCAGCGGCGGCAACAGAACCAATAGGCCCAGACTCATAAAATTCATCAGCTAATTTTTGTATAATATTTCTTTTATCTTCAGGAGCTTGATATATACTGCCAGTTGGAAATAGAGAAGTCTGAGTGGTCTCTCCTTGTTGAGATAACAAACTATTTATCTTATCATGTGCAACTCCAGTTGACGCAGCGGCAGCTGGATTCATCTGTGGAAATATTAAGTTAAATAAATTACCATTCATCTCTAATTGCCTTAATTCTATCTAAACAGGCTTGTAAATTGTTAAAATTTACTTTACCATCTTTAAAAGCTTGAAATATCTGAGCTCTTTTTTTAGTTGGTAAACCTTCAGATTCTATTGCTAATAGTTTTTGTATGAAGTTATTTTCGGAAGTAGTCACTTAAATAATCGCTTCTTAAATCCTTTACATTTACTCCACCAGTTCCGTAATCGTACTGGTTTCTTTCTAATAAATCATATAAAATAGCTGCTTTAGTAGAAGTTTCCATCTCTCTATTCTCATATAACTCATCCAATTCTTCACCAGACAGTTTTCCTCTTTCGTATAATTTAGCAGCTGTTTCTTCATCAAATCTCCTAGCTTCTGGCATATCCCAATAACTAAGAGGTTTTAAATCTTGACCAAAACCACCCTTTGTAGACTTAGATAAATAATTAATGTATTCTATTAGGTCATCAATTTTATCCGAGCCAACATACTCCATCTTTTTAAATGGCACATCAGGAGAGCTATTTCTTATTGTTAGATTATATAAAGAATCTTTATGAATTAAAGAATCTATATTTGAATGTGGAGAATTTTGAGTAATTGATAATAAATTTTGCATTATCTACCTTGTCCTCTATATGCTTTACGGTATCTTTTTTTGCTACCTTTGATACCAAATTTAGAACCTCTACCATTACCTATAGAAGTCTTTTTTGGGCCTCTTTTCTGTGAACCTGTTGCTGTTGTAGAAAATTTCATTACTTTAGCTTTTTAAGCTTCCTTGCAACTAAATTCCCCTGATTATAAATAGAATCAATATAGTGAGGTATTGCAGATGGGCGGGAGAGATTTGGTAGTCCTTCACCATACCTATTGAGATAATTTAACAAGCTACGATAGATAAATTTATTATTCATTGCCTCATAAAATTCATCAGCTTTCTCAGTTGCTTTTGTTACATTTTCCATTTTCTCAATATCTTTAGTCAGCTTATCAATTAAAGGTTTCATTTCGGCTCTACCAGCCTTACCAAATAAAGCTCCTCTCGCTCCCTGTCCAGGGCCTAATGTTCCCATTACTAAACTTAATAAATCTTCTTGAGTAACTGGCTCTGTAGGTTGACCGAAGATATTCTTACCAGCAGGATAAAGAACTTCTGACATTTCAGCTTCTTGTTTCATCATTAAATCATCCATAAAACTATGAGCTGTTTCACGAAAGGTTGGCAAATCAGCAGATGTTTGATATCTGCCACCTGTGATTAATGATAATAATGTATTTTCATTCATAATTAAATCCTATCTTGATGGCCCAGGAAATGGGTCTAAGTCGTATTTTGAGCCATACTTGCTAATTGCAGCATTCCAAGCTCTTAGTTGTTTGGTATATTCATTTTCAATATACATCTCATCTTTTCTTGATTTAGGGTCAAGTTTAGACATATATATTTCATATCTTGTTTTAGCTCCTGTTGTTCTTTTTCTCCATGAACTTGGTATAGGTCTTTGAGCTGAAACAACAGTCTTTAAATTTGTTCTTGCAAGTTTCTTTGCCTTATGTGGAATTTTCTTTAAAGATGGGTCTTTATTAATCTCATGCTGAGCAATATAATTTCTAGCAGCGTAATACACACGAGCTTTTTCTTCTTCATTATCTGACCAAAATACCTCTTTAACCGCTCTGTAATATGGGCTCTTAGTTGTTAAGGTAGATAACTCACCTCCAAGAAAAGGCTTATCTCTAAAGTATACATCAGTAAACTGTCTTTGTCTACGTCTTGAATCATTCAACGATTTTTTCAATGGTCTATTTGATTTTTCCCATAGCTTTATCAACCTATTAAATAATACAACATTCTCAGAAGCTAAATCTTTTAATGATTGGTCTATAAATTTCTTTCCAGTAAGAGTTGCGAATAAATTTTTAACCAACGACTCAACCGTTCTGTAAACAGCTGGTTTATATGATTCAACTACGTTACCATAGTCATCAAAAGCATTACTAAAAGACGCAAGTCCTTCAGCTTTTAAAGCTAACTCAAAATATTTATCACCACTTGCTTTGAATTGATTTCTTTGTTCTTCATTAAACGCTGCGTAGTGAGCATGAAATATAGCAGCCCCACTTATAGGTAATAAACTAGCATATCTAACAAGAGGAACAGGATTTCCATCGGCTACCAATGGTTTAATAACAGAGTTAGCTACATTTTCTGTCATTCTATAAGCAACCCTATAAAACAATGTAAGTGGTTTTGACCAATTCTTACCCATCCATTGAGGAACAAATGGTAAACTTGGGCCACCTTGAGTTATTAAATGAGCCATTTGTTGAGCTCTTTGAATATAATCAGGTCTTTCAGCTAATCTGTGACTACCTAGTTTTTTCATAGAAGCTATCTCAGCGTCAGTAAACTTAAACACATCTGTTAAAGTACGCATAGATGTATTTTCTGATACACCACGATTCATAATATTTTTGATTCCATTAAGATTGTCAATATGAGTTCTTAATGCAGGTTCTCCTATTGATGTACTAATAATACGGTTCATAACCTCTGTAATTCTCATCATACCTGGATTGTATTTAGAATAAACAATACGACCAGTCATAAGTTCATGGACACCTGCTTCTTTACCACCGATTCTACCTGTTAAAGTAGACATCGCTTTTCTATCAGCTAAGGCATTATACATTCCATTAGCAGCGAGTCTAAATCCAAATACTGTAGCATTACTTTGTTGTCCTAATAGGAAGTTCTTATATCCTGAAAATGGAGAAGATAATCCTATTTGGGCGGTGGTCATAGTTAAGTTTCTTATAGCGCTATCATACCATTTATTCTTTTGGACAGCATTAAGTTGTAAGGCCAATGACTCATGAGCCCATCCAGCAAATGACTCATCAGTTTCAAGAGCTAACCTGTCCCTTTCTTTTAAAATCTTTTCGCTCTCAGCTCCTCCCTTACCAAAGAACTGAAATGTTGGAGCAATATGAGCAACCTTTTGACCATATCTTGAAATAATCTTATCAAAACTTCTTTCATATACATTAATCACTTTACCAACAGATTTACGCTCTCCCTTAGCGTCTATAACAGTAGATTTCTTTGATACAGGATTACCATTGATATCTTTAAATCCTTTTAAGCTTATAATTTTATTTGTATTTGCTTCTAAAGCAATAATAGGAGGAAGATTGGCAATCCTAGTATACTGAGTTCCAAAAACACCAGCCTGGTCTCTCCAAAACTTATCAACATTATTTAAATATCTTTTCGCAGCTTCTAATTTCTCCAATGGAGTTGCTTTCAAATTCTTAAACTGAGGGTCTGTTGAAGCAACAACCCAAGCCATTCCTTCTCTGAACTGCTTATTAAAAGCCATCATCTCTCTAAACTCATCTGTAATAATACGAGAAAGAAAATTTTTCTCTATATGGTGATTAAATTTACCAGACTCTCCATCTTTATTGTGAACCTTAACATACTTATCGGACGCTGATTTAAAGTTTTTATTCTCTACTGTACCCTTGCCCAACATAATTGTTTTAACAGTATTTCTATCTTTCCATTCAAATACATATCTATTATTACCTTCTATGTACCATCCTCCGTCAAATTTTCCAGTATCTTTATCTAACTTCCTTAAACTTTTAACATATTCAAAAGGAAATGCATCAGTTTCTACATTAACAACTTTACCATCTACCATCTTTGCTGTTTCAGCGTTTTTAGGACGAGTTAAATTTCCATTACTATCTAAAAACTCTATTCCCTCAACCAATCTAATTGCATCATATGCATTTGCAAGTTCTATACGTTTTCCATTTCTATCATACGCTTCAAACAATGGCTCATATTTAGCATTTCTTGTAGCCGCATTACGAACTTCAACACCACTCGGTATAAGATATTCTGCAAGAACTTTATTTCGAAAAGCTGTGTATGTCTTAATAATTTCCTCAGTAGGAAGCTTATCCATTAGTTTAGGATTATACCAATCACTATACTTTTTATCTATAATAGTAGAAATATTATCAAATTGTTTTGTAGTAAGATTAAATCCTTCCTTTAGACTTATCTTAAATTGGGAAAAATCACCAGTAATTAACTGACGTGTTAATTCATGGTTTATCATATTTCTTCCCCACATACTAGCAATACGTGACCTTGCCATTTGTAAAGTTGTATACACAGGTAGAGCAGCTTTAGCAGCTCCCATCTTAAACCTTTGCCACTTAGATTTTGTGTTACTCGCCATACTTACTGGGGGCACCATAGATGACATTTTATCTTGATATACTTTCGTATTACCTTCGTTACTCAATAAAGCAGTTGCAACTTGAGCTTCTTCAAAGGTCATATTTTTTGACGAGCCACGACTTTCAGGAAACCATTCACTTAATAAATATTTATATTCTTCATCAGGTATACCCTGTTCTCTCTGTGCTTTCTTTAATGCACCTCTTTGTTGTTCAAATAATCTTTTTTCTGGGCCTTCTAGATTAGATATTTTACGAGATAAATTTGTAATAATACTTTCAACAGATTCGGAATTTATCCAATAATCATTTGCAAATCTTTCAGCTTCTTCTCTTGTTTTAAACGTAGCAACTTTACCATCTTTCATTCCTCTTCGAGTTATGGTTGTTATCTTACTTCCTTTTCTAGAATCCCACTTAAAATTAACCGCCCAAGGAGCGTCATTTTGAGGGTTAAGTTCAGGATATGAATCATATATCTCTTTATCAATAAGAGCTTTTCTATCCATTTTATTCATATCAGGCCAATTCTCAACTCTAGCTCCTTGAAATTGACTAAATTCTTGTCTTTCTTTTTCTCTTTTAACCTGCAAAGATTCTGCTATTGACTCCATCTTTTCACGCTGATATCTTTGAATTAATTCAGGAGTAGCTTCTCCTTCAGGAAAAGCTTTTTCACCTGACTTAACCATCTTTCCTTCTGTTTCTGAATATCTTGCAGGTAATTCTATCTTTTTTAATCTAGATGGAGCATAGAAAAAATATTCTTTTTCTTTTGTAACAGGAATTTTATCAAAAACAATTCGATTATACCTACCTCCACTCTTAAATCCATCCCACAATTCTTTAACTGAGCCTTTATATCCAGATTTAACAGCATCTTCATGTATTCTTTTAAAATTAGCAGTCATCCAAGGGTCTTTTGTTTTAGCTCCATAAAAACTAGCTACATTTTCTTCCCAACTTCTTTGATAAAAAGAAACGTCTCTAGCTGTATTTCTAAAATTCTCCGCAGCTGTATTACCCATTACATCCTTTGATTGGATTGCAAATTTACCCTTACCTTTAATATATGTATATTTTCTTGTATCCTTAAATCCTGTTTCTTTTACAGATTGAGATAGTTCAGATGAACTTGGGCCTCTTGTAGATGTTTCTTCTACAATTACACTTTTTAATTCCTTAGCTCCTCCCCTTGGGGTATCTGTGAATAATTCTTTAAATATTGGATTCTTTGGATTATACCGACTTACTGGTTCTCTTCCTATATACTCTGTTCTAATAATAGGATTTTCTGATAACTCTTTAAATCTAGGATTATTTTCAGCATATTCAAGTAATGGTCTATCAGCCTCATTAGCTTTTACAATCGCTTCGTATACTTTTTTAGGTATCTTTCCACCTATAGCAACCCTAGCAGTTCTTGAGCCTCCGTGAGTCTTAATTTCAAATACAGGTATATCTCTAAAATAGTTACCATATTTTTTAGGTTCTCTTTTCATCCATTCTGGCATAATAATGTCTTTTTTATTTCTAAATTGGCCTAATTGTCCAATATATTTACCTACACCAGCTTTAGTATAGTCTAATTTACCAAGAGTAGAATCATATTTAGGTATTTTTACAATCTCTCCAACTTCAAAATTTCCAGCAGGTTGAACTACAAAATCGCCCTTATCAACTGAAACCTCTTGACGAGCCTGCTCTAACTTTAATTCAGCATCACGCAATCTTCCTTCAGCTGATGTTATATCTTTATTATATTTATTTTTTAAATAATTTGGATTAATTTTACCTTCTGAGAGTTGCTGTTTGTAGGTTTCTTTTAAATTTACAATATCATTTTGCAACCTAGAAACTCTTCCACTCCAATGATTAACATCTGCAAGTCCAGTAGTTCTTTCAAATGGAGTTTTGATAGTTTCGGTTACAGAAGATTGAGGAAGTTCGTAAACCTCTTTATCTCTTGAAGAGACCATAGCGTCTCTCATAATATTTTCTTGAGCTTTTAATCTAGTTAATTCAACTTTTTCTTCTGGAGTCAGATTTTTCCCAGTAATACGTTCTCTTAGTGGAGATATATTTTTACTAAACTTCTTATTTATATTTCTCATAACATCTGGTCTAGAATCCCCTGTCACAGCAAATACCTCACCAGTATCTAATTCTTGAACCAAACCTCTATGTTTTTCTGTTTTTCCTTCAACAGGAGCTTCAACTCGTATCAGCTGAACCTTTCTATCTGGATTTCTTCTATCTGAATAAGTAGGATATTTCAAAGCTTCTTTTAATGAAGCAGTGATGATATTATCCATACCTTTAGTATCCATAACAGAATTAAGCCTAGCTTCTGAAAGTTTTGGGTTAGCAAGTCTAAGAGCAGTTCCAATCTTTTCTTTTAAATGTAATCTTCCAAGCTGTTGTCTCCCGTAATGGAATCCTACTAAAGCGGCTCCATGAATTAGTCTTTCTTCAAAAGACATATCAGTTTGACCAAGGTCTGAATACATACCAGCTCCAAGTAGAGAGAAAGGCTCTACTCCATATTTAACACCCTTAGACGCATATCCTAACATAGTTGGAAGACCAGCTACAGAGAATACAACACTCGAAGCTGTATCCATTCCTAATTGCTCAAGTCTACCTTCTAATTTATCATATGGAAGTTTGGTTTGTCCGTACAAGGCAAATGTACCAACGTTGTTGGCAAAAAGATTTAAGGCTCTTGCGTGTTTTGGATTCTTTTCAGCGAGTTTTAATATTCTTTCACGGTATGGAGCTGTTTTACCCAGTATACCACTTACTTGAGGAAGTTGTTTAGACACTATAGCACTTGCAAATATCTCATCATTTTTTCTTGCAAAATGGCCCGCCCTATCCATGATTTTATCAGCTAAATCAGTTCTTCCACGCTTCTTAGCTGCTTTAGCAAGTTTAATTAATTTTGAAAATTGATTATATTTTCTTACAACATTAGCTCCACCAGCAGCAACTCCAACTCCACCAGTTAAGAAAGAGAATGGTAACATACCAGCTACAGCTCCACCTAATCCCCCAAGAGCCTCAGCCCATAATTCAGAAGATTCATCAGCGGGGGTATATTGGGACTCCATTGTTCCAAAGTGAGGAACTGCTGATAATTTAGCACTATCCCAAAATCTCTGCCAAAATGTAGCATCTCTATATGCTCTATCTGGCTCCATACTACCTATCTCATTAGAATTTCTTTCAGCTCTATCATAATCAGTTTCTGCAAATCCAACATCAATACCAGGTAATCCTTGAGTTGTATCTATTTTATTAGCAACAGCATCTACCCACAGACCGTGTACTTCTTCTTGTGAAGGTTGATTATAGGCATCGACTGAGAATCGATATCCATTATATTCTATGTCATAACGATATAATTGTTGTTGAGGCATATTATTCTACTACTTTTGTAACGCTATGTACTTTCATTATATTGCTAATCCTCCTATTAAACTCATCAACAATAGCATCATCTCCTGGCTTTACATCATAAAGAGATTTACCAAATTTAGAAATAAATTCTTTCCAATTATATGACTTTCCATTAACAATATATCTTATTTGGTCTACAGTTTTAGTCATACTTGGAGAATCAATAATAACATTATATTTTTTACCTGTTTTTATTTCTGTCACCTCATCTCCAGAATTTAAAGTAATTTTTGAATGCCTATTCTCACGGTTAGCCACACTAAAGAATCCAGGTTTCTCAGGAGATTCATACGACATTCCTCTATCAAGTAGATTATCGTCTAAAGTTCCCCAACTAAATTTCAGTATAGCTGAATCTTTAGCTAATGTACCTTGACCAGACTCAATCATTCTTTGAGCTATGTCTCCTGTAAATTTTTGAGGATATACTTTATTTGTCTTTGGATTAATCAAAGATACGAAAGCTGTTTTTGGTAGAGATATATTTTCATCAGATATTTCATTAATAGGAACATATTTAGGTGGTGGAGGAGTCTTATCTTTAGCGTCAGTTGCTTTCTTTGTAGTAGTTGATGCTGATGGAGGAGTTGTAGACGGAGGTTCACCAACAGACCATCTATATAAAGCATCATCATATGTCATATTAGGAGATTGATACTTCGTAGGAAAATGAGGTCTTGATAAATTTTCAAACGCCTTAAGTTCATTATTCGCAATAATAGCTGAAGCTCCGTTAGGCCCAAATTCTTTTAACATAGAATTATAATTTTTAACTAGTTGCTCGTGCCTTGCTTGTATTGTCTTCTGTTTATTTGCACTTCTTGTAGCAGCTGCATTTGCCCAATTTCTAGCTCCCTCCCAATCGCCTTCATCAACTCTTTTTTGATACTCGTTCGCATTATCTTTACTTATCCATCCAGCTGTAGAAAGTTCATTAATAAGATTGGTTGTATTTGTTTTTTGAACCTCCTCTGCCCAAGATGCTCCTCTCAGTCTTAATTTATTATTAGCAAAAGCAACATCTGTAGGATTTTCAGCCATTTCAGCTAATCTCTTAGCGTTCTCATAATCCTTTTGAATATCTCCTGTAGCCTCACTTAGTTGGTCAAATTCAGTTCTATATTCTTGACGAGACTTTGACGCTTTTGATAATCCATCAAAAAGTTCAGCTCCTCCATCTACTCCAGAGAAAACCTTTTCTAATTTTGGTAATACAAAATGTTTATCTTCATCTGGCGTAGCCTGATAAACATCTATCATATTTCTAACTCCTTGATTAGCCAAAGAATCCGCTCTTGCCTGTTTTTTATCTTGAAAGTCAGCAATAAGCATATCTCTACGCATCTTACTATCAGCTAAAGAAAATAAGTTATCGCTTACACTCTTTACAGCTTCAGCCCAAGGGTCTCTATATCCATATCTTGATAAGTATTTTAAATCATTTGTTATACTAGCCATATTTTATCCTTCAATAGTTTCTTCTAGAGCATCCCATGCTTCTTCAGTTATCCATTCTCCATCATACCAATAGTAAGTTTTTCCACCTATCACTTGAGTTTCACCCTGTCTAAATCTCTGTTCAGTTGGGTCTCTTTCAGGAGCTCCACCAGCATAAATATCAGCTTGAGTTTGAAATCCTCCACTTAACGCATTTTGAATGGTTTGTAATAATTGATTATACTTATTAGCCTCTGCTTGCTCTATTCCAGCAATCCTTTGAGTTAATGTATTAACCATACTTCTTCTTCTAGTATCATCCCTTCTTCCAACTAATTGTCCTCTACCTGAAGTCTGAGCTGCAATATTAGCCTGTTGAGCAGCATCCATTTCATATGCTCTTTGCTGACCTCCATAAGCTTCTATATTAGCTATTTGGTCTGATAAATTAAGTAAATTAGGAAGACCTTGGAATCTATTAGAATATTCACTCGGAACATTAAATAGTTCAGCATATTCAGATGGCTCTACTCCACCTGGACTATTAATAAACTTAAGTAATAAATTTCTTTGTTTTTCATTTAATACAGATATATCCTTAACAAAATTACCAACAGAATCTCCAGATATTCCTTCTATGTCTGGGCCGGGAGGAGCTGGCCCCCCTATTGTTCTCCTAGTATAATCGGTGGTTGCTTTTTGACTTGTAAGTCCAGCCATTCCTCCAAGAGTATCAGCTGACTGTGGTAATTTAGCGTCTACCCCAAGATAATTATTTACATTAGATACCATTGAAGATGGTCTTGAATATAAATCGTTACTTAAAAAATCATCATATATAGCCATATAATACCTTCTCTATCTTGAATATGGATTATTTAATCCTAAATATTCCATTAAACTTGAAGCTTGACCTCTTAATGTTGGTTGAGCTGTAATTAAATTTCGATTCTGAGGAGCTCCAGTTAAATAATCACGAGCTCTAGCTCCCAAAGAAGGGGCAGCTTGCACAGATTGAGCAGCTAATCTACCACCCGCCAGTCTTCTCGCTTCTGATACGATTAACTCTGGGGAAGTTTGCATAGGATTAACAACATCTGAGTACGCTCCAGTCACCGGTGAAGTTTGAGATAATAAATCCGCTCCAGTTTCATCTCCTACTCCAGTTGATAATTTACCAAATTGGTCTTTAAGAAACTGCATTTTTAATACATCTATTGGAACATTTATTCCTGTACTTAAAGCTGATGGAAGTATTCCTTCTCTTATAGAAGAGACGCTTTCATCAATATCTGAAACAGCTTCTTTTAAATTAGACATCCCATATTTTACTTTAGGTGCTAAGGCAGCTAGATTACTAATATCTTTTTGTTTACCTTTTTTTCTAAAGTAACTATACAATCCAGCTCCTAATCCAGCCAATAAAGCAGCGTGAGGAACTGCAAATCCAAGTAATGGAGAAGTCGCTCCTTTCATACCAAGCTTTTGTAAAATAGCTGTTCCCGCTATTCCACCAAGTTTAGCTTGTACATCAGTTCTCCCTCCATATGCTAATACATCTCCAATTTTAGCTCCTGATTGACGTATATAGTCTTTTATAGATTCTAAATCTTGATATTTATCTTGTACTCCACTTACCATTCCTTGTAAACCACGTTGACCTGCTAATTGAGTCAATCCTGTAGCGAATGTAAATGGGTTATATCCTCCGTTTGCCATAATATTCTCCTTATCGAGCCATTACAAGAGCATCTGCCTTGTCTGTTCCTGTTATGTCTACTGTAGTACCACTTTCTGTGGTATATACTATACTTGTTAAAGCTCCAGATACACTACCTGTAGCCCCAAATTCTTGAGTAAAATCATCTAAAATTACATTAACTCTAGTATCATTTGCTATTGCAGATGCGTAAAAGAAATCTAATGTTATAGTCTCTGTTCCATTCGACTCTCTGCCAGTTGACCAATCTGAAGCTAAATAATTAGAGCTATCAAAAGCATTACTATTTTGTGTACCAACCCTTACATACCCATTAGCGCTTAACAATCCTTCCCCAGCGAAAGATGAGAATGTTATAGTAAATGTAACTGATAACCTAACTACATTAGATATAGTTTTGTCATGACGAGCATCGTTAGAATCATAATTAACACTATTGGCAGGTGTTGACCCTAAAGCTGAACTTCTTTCAGATATCTCATCTTCAGTAAATGATGATGTAACAGCCGTAGTTCCAAGACTTCCTACATATAATTTAGCGGTTGGTAAAAATCCTGTAGTTGTTTTATTCTCAGCCGATAATTGTAGGTTTTGGTCAGAACCACTATTACCAGCATCAAAGACTTGAATATTTTTAGGGATAAACAAAACATCATATTCAGTATTTTCATAATCAGCAAACCCAGAATCAGTAAAATCAAGAGATGTTCCAAAATTTACTTTATTAGAAGGTATTAATTGTACTTGTCTAGCATAATTATGTTCTGTTGCTCCTCCATCTATTGAAAATGTCAATTTATCAGATGATAATTTACTAAATTTATTTGCAGAGCTGCTAACTTTAATATTAGACTCAGAGCTTGATATTTCAATACCTCTAGTTTTTAATCCTGAAGGAGTAGTTTCCCATCCACCTACTCGTTTTTGAGTTCTATTATACGAAGTATTTTTATCTTCACTCCTTCTTCTAGCGGCTTCACGATTTGTATTTAATATTGACATACTAATTCACACCTGTAGAAGGATTTTTTCTAGTTGTTCTATAGACTATTGTCATATCATTAATTTGATAATTGCCATTAGCTGAAAACTTAAATTTTAAACTTGATACAGTCCCTATTCCAGTTAAGCTTATAACTTTTATCCCACTATTTGCAGCTGTTGCCCACGTTGATGAGTCTAATCCGTCTGGAGTTCCATCTCCATCCTTATATATATTTGTTGTTACAGTAACCCCTGAAGATGTTGAATAACTAACAACAAGCTTTAATGGTCGTTTTAATAAAGCAGGATTACCAAAATCAAAATCTTTTGTCTCTAAAATCCAAGATGTCGAACCTTGAGCTGAAGAATACTTCTTTACATTATTACCCTCAAGCCATATACAATTATCTTGGTTGTTTTGCATATTAGTAATTGCAGCGTCTGTATATGTACCAAGTTCTGTAAAAGATTTAGTTGCAAAGTCATAAACCAATGCATCTGACGACTGTGTACAGTCTTGAACAATAAGTAATTGTGAGTCAGGTGGATAATATCCAACAACAGGAGAGGCTAATCCTGTCATAGGAGCAGTATTTTTATCTAATTTTGAAGATAATTCTACTATTCCCTGACTAGGAGACCATGCATAAATACCTGTTTTTCTAGCCCAACAAATACCAAATTCAGTTTTAACAACTGCAGATGGTTTATCAACGCCTAATCCATTGTGAGTTGATTCCAAAGCCCACTCCATATCGTTAGGAGATGTTACATCAATAATATATAATGTTCCTTGTTTAAATGCTAATAACTTAGTTCCAAATGATTCTAATGCTGTAAAATCTTCTCCATCATTAATTCCAATATCAATAAATTGATTAGGTGGGAATGTATCATATCTACCAATCGGAGTATATAATATTCTATCTGGCATCAACTTTGTTTCAGCTCCTCCAACTGGAGTATAATAATTAACATGAGCTACAAATGTTCTTTGATTACAAACAGTTACATCTTTATAAAACAAACCATCTTCTTCCCCAAAAGACAAGTGACCAACATCAGGACTATATCCATTAAGTGATTCATACGTATCAATACTAGGCCCTTTTATTTCTATAGCATCTGTATTTCTCCACTTATCTGTGCCAGCTCCTGAAACATTAGAAGCCCATACACTAAATTTATCTCCAACATCTTTTCTTACACCACGTTCAAAGTCCATGTCAAGAAATAAAGTCCATAAATCATTACTATCTTTCTTTCTTATATAAACTCTACCTCCCTTAATCCTATCAGAGAACTGAGCTCCGCTATTTGTTATACCAACTATAATTCCTGCAAAATAATTATTGGTAGGCAATGTTACAGATTCAGGATATGCGGTTAATAATGACTCTTGATTTCCTTCATATACAAAAGACTGAGCAAATTCATATGCAGTAGCTTCCCACAATCCATCGTCATCTGTTGCTTCTACAGTAATATCAACATCAAATCCATGACCAGCTGTAGCATACCGAGCTGCTCCATCAGCTGTTATATTTGTTGCGGTAGGAGCAGCTAAGTTATTTGTTGTCTTTATCCACCCATCAACAGCTCCTCCAGGTATAGTACCAACCTTATCTACATGGCCATACCAATAACATCTATTGCTTTCATTAGTAGTAGTCCCACTTGTATAAGAATCACAAACTCTTAACGCTCCATCTACATAATAATATACAAAATTACCATTAGACGTTTCAGTTCCTATATCAATCTCCGCTAAATGGTTTGTATTATCAGGTGAACCAAAAGGGTCTTCAATAAAATCAACTGAACTATCTGCAACATCAGCTAAGGCTAATAAATCTATTGTTTTATTAGCACTACTAATATCATTATCAGACTTAAATAAAAACATACCATACCCAGATACTAAAGAACCGGCTCCTCTACTAGTTACAGTAGCTGAAGCGGTAGATGAAAATAATTGACCAGATTTATAAACGTGTAAATTACTAACATTAGTAATTTCATCATCATTAATATCACGAGCATCGAATTTCGTATTCAATCCACCTGAAAAATTAGATAATTGTAAAAATTGTTTAGGCATTATTCTTTAATTTCAAAATGTACTAAGTCATCAAACTTATTATCTTTAGTCTTTGTATCCATATTCCAGTCTCCACCCCACCTTATCTTTAAACCCATTTTAGCAGCGATTCCAAGAACATAACCACCAAAATAATGGAATCTGTCACGGTCACTCCAGTCTACTGGATACGGCGCAACATCCACAGCGATACTCGGACTTTTATTATGTTTACCATTAGGGAACTTAACCTTACTGTTTCCTTTATTATACGCTTCATTTTGAGCCTTCTTTCCTCTGTGTCCTTCTATAATAGTACAATCAAATCCTTTAACCACTTCGTTAAAAAGTTCAATAAGTCTCTCATCGCAAGTATGAAGTCTTGACCTACTTCTTGTACTGAATCTAGGCATTATCTACTTTCTTTTTAAATTCAGCAAACCAAACATCGTCTAATTTATTCTTAGTTGATTTAACTAATTTTTCAACTATTTGAATAGCAATCTTCTTTAAGACAGTTTCACTAATCATAGTTTTAAGTCCTGTTAGAACAAGACCTCTTACAAATGGTATGTACATTCCGCCACCAATTACAGCGATTGTACCTACAACACTTGTCCAATTACTCTGAATCCATTCAATCATGGTATTAACCTCATTAATAATGTTACTATAATAGGGACAACAAATAAAGCAGCTGAACCCCATGTTTTAAACATGATGATTGCATCGCTATTTTTACCTGTTTGTCCATTCAATTTTTCTAAATGCTTTTCAATTCTCTGAAGGGTCTTGAAGATACTTATCTGCCTTTCATCCAATTTAACAAGCTTTGCAGTTGTTTCATTCCTATAGTCGTTCACATTCATCTCGATTTACCGTTAATCCTACCCTTTAAATAAGCTAAATCATCCGTAACATCATTTAATTCACGTACAATATCTTCTCTATGTCTTTGACTTGTTTCATCTGAACGATTCCATCTATCAAGCATCTTCAATATAATCCCTTCTACATTAGCCATTTTAGTCTCTGATTTTGCAATAGCCTGACGAATCTGGTCTAAGTCTTCAGATTGTTCTTTCTGACTTTTAATGAGATTCATTATCAACATTACAAATAAAGATACAATGACTCCAATAGCACCATACTCAGCATATGTTTCAATCATCTATCACTTTCTTAGTTGCTCTTAATCCAATTACAACCAGAGCCACAAGGGACACCGGTAAGTACATATCTTCCTTTATACTAAAAGCAATAACAATAGATAAAACAAACACAGCCAAAGCTATGGCCTTATCTAAAGCACTACTCTTCTGAGTCGTCGCTACTTTTCTCATCTAAAGAAGCCTTTAAGGCATCTATAAACGCTTGTCTGCCAAATTGTAATTGTTGCAGATTAAAAGTAGCCCCATCAATCTTTCTGTTCAAATCTGATAGATGTTGCACCATCAGTTTTTGGTCTTCACTAAGCTCATCAACAGAGTATTTCTCTCCGTCAATGTCAAGAAAGGGCTTCTTTTCTTTTTTATTTTGTTGTTTTGCCATTTCATTTCCTTATCTTTATCGTTTTAAGCCTAATCTTTGCATTAGACTTCTGTTTTGTTCTTCCAGCTCCTCTATGTGTTGAGTTTCCATACCCTCAACAGAGGCATTAAGAACAGTTATTTTGTTTTCTAACTCTTTAATTCTATTTTCATGTTCTGCAAATCTAATCTGAACTTGATAGTATGTAGCAATTAACATTGAAATACCTATCATAGCTTTAATTAAAAACGCCACACTTATATGGACTTGAGAATCTGCACTTAATCCTTTACTCATGTCCATTATTAATTCTTTGGGCATCAATATAAAACTTTTCAAAATCTATACTTGTACTATCAAGTTGATATTGGATTGCCATTATAAGTGAATCAACCTCAAACATTTCCCTTGTTAACTCTTCCCTTGTTTTACCAAAATAATACTCATCAGCGCAAGATACGAAAATAAGAGCTAAAAGAAATCCAATAAAACTTGACATTATTATAACTCTTAATACGCTAGTCATTTCTTTCCAATCAGGTACCACTCTCATTATTTTCTCTCTGACTATTAAATGTATCTTGTTGAGGAATATCTTCTATTGGATAAGGATTACTTATTTCCATATCTACCGAATCGCTAGGTGCATAATAAACTGGGATTCCTAACTTCTGTTCTATCTTCTTTACAGTAGGCTCAAGCGTTCCGTTTGCATCCGCAATCAGAATCACAATCGCAATCACACAATGTGTATAAAACCATGCCATTAGTATCCTATCTCAAATATGAAAGCAATAGCTGTCCATAATCCAAATACAGCTAGAACTCTAGCGTATAAATTCCCGAACTTCTGATTCATTAAAGAGCTTTTAAATCTTTTTCTAATTGCTCCCATTCAGCCTGTTGAGCTTGAATTTTTGAAATATCAGATTTACATCTATCTATTTCTCTAGATACATCACTAAGACTGAATGCCTGAACAGAGTCGTCTAAAGATTCTCCAGTCTTAGAATCGTATCTTTTGGAAACGACTTGCAACTCTTCAACAAGGGCTTTCGTTTTTATAGACCCATCATTATTGTACACAGCGTCAGCGGCTTCTTGCTTTCTAACTGAAACCTTACTCGCTGCTTTTAGTGCTTTGTAATTTCGCATTATTTCTCCTGTTAATTGTTATTTTAATTTTGCTTCTAATTCTTCTACTTTAGCAGTTAATTCTTGAACTGCTTTAATTAATGGTATTACAAATAACTCTCTTGAAACTTCTTGTATTCCCTTATCATCAACACTCCAGCCGGGAAATTCAGGAGCATTAAATTTATCCATTGATTTTTTTACATCTTGAGCAATTAACCCATATTGAAGTGTTTCTGTATCCATTTCATCATAAGTTCTATTTCCATCTGAATCTTCACGAAAAGCTTTCCATTCTTCAGGAAATTCATTTGCAGGTTTCCATTGAAATGTTTTGGTTTTAATATCATTAATAAAATCTAATCCTAAATTATTATCATTAATATTACGCTTTTTACGCTCATCAGATGAAACTGTAAAAGTAGTAGTCCCTGAAAAAGAGCCAGTTATATAATTACTTGCTTTTCCAACACGAAAAGTATTATCGCCACCACCATCAATATCATTACCTATTACTACTTGCTGTGTGCTATCAGAAGCTGAAGTTCTTGTATTAAACCCAATACAAATATTGGTACTGCCACTTGTCAGAGCTGTTGAATCAAGACCAGCTTGATATCCAATCAACGTATTTGTACTTCCAGTAATATCCTCTCCAGCTTTATAGCCAACTAATGTATTACCATTTCCTGTTTGTAAGCTATCACCAGCTGTATTATACCCTATACAAGTATTAGAATCGCCATCCGTAATTTGCGCTCCTGAGCCAGCCCCTACACAAGTATTATCATCTCCTCCAGTTAAATCTGTCAAAGAAGCATTACCTACAGCAACATTAGATTCAGCCGCATCTAAATTGGCATCCATAGCAAGTGAACCTATAGCTACATTATTTTTACTTACTCCAGTATTCCCCCATTGACCTGCTCCAGCTTGATACCCAACAAATGTATTGTCATAAGAGGCTATACCATTAGCTGAAGTTTGGTTATACATTGATTGATGTCCAATAGCTGTATTTCTATATCCAGTTGTATTTTCTTTTCCAGCTTGATATCCAATAAAGACATTACCAGACCCCGATGTAATACTTTCTCCAGCTTCATACCCAATGGCAATAGTTCCATCAGCTGCATCTTCTGCATTTCTAAGAGTTTCAAATCCTACAGCTACACATCCACCCACAGCTTGAGTTCCAGTTGAATCCATAGACCTTGTTCCTATAGCGATATTTGCTGATAGATGTTGAGTATTTGCAGTTCCTAAAGCATCTACCCCTATTGCAATATTATGATTTTCTGCACTTGTTCCAGCATCCAATGCTCCGTGTCCTATTGCAACATTATGATATCCACTTGTTGTTTGGTATGACGCTTGATATCCTATAGCAATATTTTTGTCACCAGTTGTATTAGCTGATAATGCTTGATGACCAAGAGCTACAGTACCATTAGCTTCAGTTTCAGGGTCTCTTAGGGCTTGATACCCTACTGCAACACAAGCCTCCATAGCTTCAGCCCCAAAACTATCCATACATTGAACGCCTATTCCAATATTTTGAGTAATAGCAGCTGCTCCACCTGCTCCAGCATCCTTTCCTATAAAAACATTATTGTCTGCGTCATTATGGTCTATAGATTCACCAGCCGATTTACCAATAATTACATTATTATGCTCTGCTCCATCAGCTGCACCTAAAGCAGCTTGACCAATAATTACGTTAGAAGCTCCAGATGTTAATGCGTCTCCAGCGTCCTGACCGATTATAATATTACTCGATGCTGATGTGATTTGCTTGCCAGCATTATAACCCATTAAAGTATTGCCATTACCAGTCATAGTGGCTCCACCACCAGCCTGATAACCAACAGCAGTATTTCCATGAGATGTACTAAGACTTCTCAATGCTCTATATCCTAAAGCTGTATTTGCCGATGTATTTGCATCTCCATCTCCACCGCCTGACACATTCAATTGCTGCTGTAATGCTTGAAAACCAACAGCTGTGCTATAACTATCATCAGTTACTATTGACAAAGCTTGTTGACCTATAGCTACATTCCCCGCTCCAGTTGTTAAGTCTTCAAGGGCTTGATATCCAATAGCAACAGTTCCATCATCTTCAGCAGCCCCAGCGAGAGCGAATGACCCAACAGCTACAGCCTGAGCAGCTGCATAATTAGTATGACCTCCAGCAGTATAACCAATAAGAGTATTATTTGATTCAGCATCAAATCCATCACCAGCAACACTTCCCACTATCGTATTATTTGTACCACTTGTAATATTCAATCCAGCCCAAAATCCTATAGCCACATTTGCTGTATCACCATCATTTGTAAGAGCTCCAAGAGCGCTTCGACCAACAGCTGTATTGTAATCAGAAGTTTGGTTGGCATCTAAAGCTTGATACCCAACAGCTACATTACCAAGACCAGTCGTAACTGCTTTTCCAGCATCGTGCCCGAAAAAACTATTGTTATTTCCACCACTATCGAGTGCGACACCAGCATCATAACCATATATAGTATTATTTGAACCACCATCTCCTGTATGATAAACAGAACCAGCACTACCGACTGTTAATATAATATCATTACCAGATGCAATAGTTAAATCAGCTCCACTACCTGATATATGTTCATCACCAACATCATTAAAGTATAATTTATTTGTACTCGTTATTCGTACACTATCAGTTGCAAGTGCTAATGCGCTATTTGCACCTACACCATCTTGTATAACTCGTGAATCAGTTGATGTTGCTACTAATCCAGCTGTGTTATCTTCAACATGCAATAGCGAATCATAAGTATCTGCTATTTTAGTTCCCGCTAAAGTTGCCATTATATTTTCCTCATATTAAAATTTTTCATCCTGTATGCTCTTCCCATTTTACATTACTTTCATCCCAATCAAGTTGAGATATGTTCCAAATAACATCATATATTTGTCTTAAAAAATTTGCACTTGTTCTAAACCATGTAATCATTATTTAAACACTATAATATCTGAAGCTGTTGTTCCTGTTGAATAAATTCTTTCTACCATTATAGGTATAAGTTGTCCAGAAGCACAGTTGTTTAAAGTAACAGCACTGCCACCATCAGCCATGACAACCTTTAAGTTTCCACCAGTTCCTACCCAAACAGCATAATATGGTTCACCACTTAAATCTGACCCATCAGAAGGAGTTACAGCAAGTGCTGTATCATAAAATAAATTACCAAGATGAGTAACAGCGTCATCATCTGTAGCGATAGTTACTCTTTGAGTTGAAGCTGAAATCGTACCCTCGCCAGCCTGAGCATCGCTACCAGCTAAATTCATATTTACATTCGCATAATTTGAATCATCCCAGTCATCAATTATTTGAACAGCCGTTTCAATATTTGATAATGTAGTTTCTAATGTATCAAGACCAGCTCCTATATATCTTAATTGTCCATGTACAACACCATCTACATCCGCAGCAGCTCCGACAGCTCCAAAATGTGTATCATCGGTAGCTATTGTAACTCTAGGTGTGGTTGCACTCATAGTTCCAGCGTTAGCCGCTATATCTGAACCTGCAATATTAAGATTTACGTTAGCATAATCACTATCATCCCAATCATCTAATACTGAGAGAGAAGCTGCAATAGCATCTAATACTGCGTTATCAGTAGAACCAAGGTCAACAACTCCTATTGTATTAGAACCAGCAGGTAAAGCGCTTGCTATGTCAACATTACCAATATTGTTGTCGCCAGCAGCTATAGACGCAATATCTACGTTACCTATATTATTATCACCTGCGGTAATTGATAAAACATCTATTTGTAAATGACCCGCATCATCTACCTCTACTCTATTCCAATTAGTATTACCACTATCATATCCTAATAAGTGAGAACCAACTGATGTTGTAGTTGGATTTGCTGAATCATCCTGTAACGCAGCTGCTGCAGGAAATTCACTGTCAACAGTTACGGTTACGGAATCAGAGAGGTCTACGTTTAACGCATCCTCGCCAGAGTTTAAAACCTTGTTTAAAACTTCTTTAGTTTGAAATTTCGGAAAAGCCATATTTTTTTCCTTTACCCTCCACCACCGTCACTAAGACAATTATCTAAAATCAAAAGGTCGAAGTATTCTTGAACCTCCAACCTTCTCTCGTTTACGTGTACCAAATTTAACTAATGCATCTTTCCACTTACGTTCATGAGCATTTGCTAAATTTAAACTTGAGGATACGACAGCCGCCTCAGTTGACTGAGCTGCCTTATCCATAAATAATCTTGATTTAACATAATCTACTACAAATAAATGTAGTGAATTATCTATATCTAATGAGTCTGTAATATCATCAACAGCCGTTGGTTCAGCGTAATAATGAAGAAGTAATCCTTCTATTACTGATTCGTCAATAGCTTTTAAATGTCCAAGTTTTGAGTGAACACTTGTTGAATCCGTACCTTTAGTTGTTGTTATTGCAAGATTATCTCCTTGCATAAACCACATAATATCATCTTCAGGATACTTATGATTACTATTTTTAGTTCCTGTTCCTGCCGTTGAAGTAGTCACAGCAAAACTACCACCAATATTTCCATCAGCAGCATCTGTTACAGAACCACGAACCGCATTTGTTATCGTAACTGTTCCAGAGTCATTAGAAGCTGAAAAATCAGCATTAGCTGCTACTTGAGTAGCAACAACCGCTCCAACATCTGAAGCTGTGGTAGCGGAACTAATATCACATTCTATTCCAGTAGATGATAATCCTGATGGTTCAGAATCACTTCCACCCTTATCAAACCAAACATGATACGCATTTTCTTCAAAATCAGTACCCATACCATATAATAAAAAATACTCGCTTGCGTCTATAGCCGATTTAGCTACACATGTTACTGTTGTTACTTCTGCTGCTAATGCCATTATACTAAATCCATTTTAAGTGTTTCAGCGTCCAACAATCTTGGAACACGTATGTATTCTCCTGCAGAGTCTTTTACAGATACTCTAAATACTTTATTAATCTTTTGACCAGAGCTATCATCATTAACAGTATACCACATTTGGTCTTCTACTAAATCAGTTTTAGCATATTCTACTTTGGTATGATACATACCAGCTTCTACTAAAGCATCATTAATAATATTTAATACATAAGTTTCACCAGCTTCAGGAAATACCTGACGAACTCTTGATAAAACTTGTTTTGCAGTTATAGTATGTACAGCCATTATATAATTAAATCCTCATAATCATAATTGAAATGTTCCCATTTATCACTAATTAAGTTCCATGCATTAACTAAATCAATCGATGGAGTTACTCCAGAACTTTCTTCATAAGTAATGGAGTTTAAAATTGTTACACTAGACCAAGATGGAGTAGTAATCTCACTTACACTAGTCCATGATGGTGTAGTAATTGTAGTCACCTTATCCCAAATACCAGCCATTATTGTGAAGGGCCTCCCCTCATAAGTTGAATACCTCTATCATAATCAGCTTGTAATTTTGCTTGTTGTTTTTCCATCCAAGTATATTCAGTTGTTAATACAGATAATCTAGCCTGAACTTCACTTGCATTTGCATTAGCCAATCCAATATTATTTTGAGCTTCAGATAAATATGCATTTGCTGTATTAATATAAGATTGTACAGATTGTACTTTTGCTCCTACTACTGAACTTCTTGATGAAACCTCAGAAGCAAATCCAGATATTTCACCTTGTAAAGCGCTAATAGCGGCATTCCAATCTGCAATATGAGCTTGAGCTATATTAACACTTGATTGTACAGCTGCCATTGTTGTTTGAGCTTGTTGAACTCTAGCTGACGATAATTCAGTATCTTCATTAGTAATTTCTGCATCTATATCAGCAAAGTTTTGAGCTAGGTCATAATCTTGGTGAGGAAAATCACCATTTATATAACTAATTGCTCTATCTAAAGCCTCATTAACCTTTTTTAAACCTTCTCCAGTTGTATATACAGTTTCATGTCCAAGTAAAGCTGGGTCAGCACTTGTTCCTGCTCCAGAAAATTTATCAACCGCTGAATTAATAGCGTCTACAGCAGTATTTATATTACTTGAACCAGAAGCGGTATCAGTAAATGCAGCTATTTCAGCAGCTTCTGCCTTAGCCAGTCCAATCTCAGTCGCTGCATTACTAATATTTGTAGCTGTTGCAGTTAATTTAGAAGTAATTGCACTTAATGCACTATTTACATCTGTATTTCCAGCTTTTGCAGCCATAGCATTTTGTAATGATTTAATCGCTGCATATAAAGGAACTAAATATTCGTATTGTAATGGAAATGACGCAACTGAATCATCCATAGAATCATGAGTATAAGCAACAGCAGGTCTATTTATTTCTAAATATTTATTAGAAGCAGAGCCTCCATTAGCTAAAGTAGCTGGAAGTGAATTTATTTTTCCATTATAAATATAATATACAGGGTCGGTCTGAGTAGCGGATTCCATATGACCAGTAGCAAATGTACTATCTGCAGCCCTACCAGCTAAATTAGCAGGTATTTCTCTACAAGGGTAGAGAACAGTTCCATCTGTTCTTTGCACAGAAAGAACTTGACCTGATTTTAATACTTTAGCCTCACTACCAACGGCAGCACTATTAAATGTATCTTCAGTTGCGCAAAGATATTTCAATCTCTGAGGCATAGCGTTAATAACTTCCATAGCTCCATCAGATAAGAAATCACTTAATTCTGTTTGAGTTGGAGCACTACTTCCATCTATTGAAAGACTAGTTAACGCTTCTACCTGTGCTTCAAATGATTGCATATATTACTTCTTCTTCTTCTTATTTTTGTTTTTGGATTTTTTCTTTTTCTTCGGTGGTCTTCCACGTTTCTTTCCGTATGTACCTTTTCCGTAGGGCATTATTAGCCTCCATTTCGTTATTATGTTTTCCTTCCGTCATTGTACACTTTTTAAATGTACTTAAACCTTTACCCCATCTCATAATGGCCTAACTCCTAATTTGTTTAATCTTTGATTCATTGAATCCCCAGCCATTTTATTTGTACTTTCCTCTAATGACATTGAACTTACCTCAACATCTGTCCTACTAGAAAGTTCTCCTCTCATCCAAGAGTTTGTAGTAAATCTTGGTGGATGAGCTCTCTCTCCACAACTTCTACAATAGAACCAACCCCCATCGTTGGGATGGTCACAATGTTGACATTCAGACATTAAGCTCCACCAACAACGAGAGTCATAACTCTATCACCACGTAATTGCGTATGGGTAATAGATAAAACTTTATTATTTGTAGAATCTAAAGTATCAATATAATCTTTAATATCTCTCGCCATAGTTCCAACATCCCCAGTTTCTATACCAGGATTAGCTGGATGAATAAATACTTTACATTTAACATTTGCATAAACAGCCATAATTTCTCCAATTTTAAAATTCTTAGTAGATTTGGGGTAAGCCCTTTATACGACCTACCCCACAGTTCTACAAAACTGTCAACCTTTACAGGTTAGCTTATAGTGATATGAGCAACGTCATGAGCTGTTGCATTGGCGTAAAAATATACACCATCGCAAAACAAGTCAACCTTGTCGCCTAATTGAGAACCACTAATAAATACGATTTCATCAACAGCTGACTCAGCTGAGGAACCTGCTCCACCATCACCACCAGAGGTGTATCCTACGATAGTATCTTCATCCGTATTATTAGCGATGGTTACAGCATTAGAACCAACATCTACATTAATAAATGTTACGTTCCAACCCGCTCCAGCTGTAGCTGCTAAAGGTAAAGTAATTTCGTATGCACCACTATCTTGGTCGATACCAAATACCTTTCCTGAATCCGCAGCGGTCAGCGTACGAGCAACTGTAATAACCTCATATTTATTAGCTAAATCACTAACACCACTATTTTCATTCAAATAATCAGCTCTCATAATTAAACTCCTTACAAGTCTTCGATGTTATACATCATATGAGACTCTGGTAATGTCACTTCAAGACCAGCTTCTGTAAGAATCATGTCTTTACGTAAGTCTTCGTCATCAGACTGAACATTAGTCGTAATATAAGTATCACGATTAAGTCCATTACCGACAAGAGGACGATATGCCACTTTAGTCATATCAGCGAATAGCATGAATCCACTTGAAATGCCACGGAACAGAGGTTCTTTTACAAGATGCAATGTTCCATGAACGGTCTCGATAGTCATTACCTTGTGTCCAAATGCTCCCTGACTGGATTCAAAATTATAACGATTAATTCCGTTACTAATTCCACCCATAGAAGCATCCATAAATGCACCGTCACCGAGTTTATTAAAGAAAGTAATTACTGGTAGACTAGCAAGAACAAGTCTGTCCCCACTTCCACCCCTAGCTGGGTCGAACACAACTTCAAGGTCTGATAAAAGTTGGTCATAGGTTAAAGAGCTAGATGCGAGAGAACGCAAATATGCTTTACCTGATGAATAACTTAAATCGCCTGAATCTGTAGCGTCAGTATTAACTAATATGTGTCCAACAAGCCCTTCTGTATACTGAATACTTCCCTGACGAGCTTTTTGTGAAAAAAGCATGGCACGTTCAATATCGACCTTATGCTCACGAAGCTTAAGCGCCCAAATACGCTGCCACTCATTAGGATAACCCCTATATTTTGTAGCAATTGCTGTATTTGTCATTTCAGCTGCAGTTTTGAAAATCTGCGTGTAGCCGTAGTTGTCGTCTATTTCACTTGACCAAACATCAGGAGAGCCAGTACCTTCAGCAAAAGAAGTACCAATAACTTGACATCTATTATTGTCTTGCAGTTTATTATAATCTGTACCACCATCAGAATGGGAAACACTAATAACTTTACCTGTAAAGGTAGTATCAGCTCCATTATCTACTGGCGCAGATTCAACTCTAACAATAACTTGAGCAGCTGCTTTATCAGCTGAGCTCGCAGCGCTACCATCAGCAGTCTCTACTGCAAAAACCATTCCTTTTATTAACCAATCGATAGAAGCGGGTGAGCTAGCAGCGTCATCAACTGTCATTGTATATGTTGTTCCAGCTGAAACAGCAGAACCTCCATTTACATTTCCATCTAGGCTAAAATCACGACTAGTCCAGTCGATTTTAGAACGGTCTTCCAAGTAACGAAATACTGAGTCATCAGTAGGTACTTTACTTACTTTGCTTAAGTATACGAAAAAGGGCGATTCTTCTGGTGAGAGGTCTGCTACTCTGTCTCCAAAGTTATATAACCGTCTAACGTCAGGCGTAGTACCATGAGCACTTGCGTGACTATTTGACGAAGCTTGGACGACATCTGTAGTTTTTACTCCACCTTGAGTAATTGCCATTTTACACTCCTTTGTTGTTTAAGATTTACGGTAATCTTCCATGAACATTCGCTCCCATAATCCCATCCCAAGCTGAATCTTCGTCATTCTTAGGTCGAGTACGAGGGTCTTGCCCTTGTATCGCTCCAGGACTTGGTGGAGCTTTCTTGGAAGCTCTTACCGCTTCAAGTGAGTCGTAAACGCCTTGAGATGCTTTTTTACCGTTGACATCCTGCCAAAGTTTTACAAGGTTATCCAAACCAACATTTTCTTTTGGTTGGGTAACAAATTGTAAGAATTCTTTAACATCATCATCGGGCATCTTATGTACGTTCTTCAACTCATTAATTGTGTTATTCAAGGCAATATTCTCATTCATCTGAGACATATGACCTTCAATAGCACGTGACACCGACTGTTGCTCTTGAGCAACTCTCATTTGATAAGACGGTGAATCCGGCTTGTAATAGGCATCCCAAGGATTAAATTCTTCCTCGGATACCTGAGGCACTTGTTCTTTTTGTTGATTAACAGTTGCTCCCTGAGCGTTCTGTTGCATCTCCACTGCAGTTCCAAGGGCATCTTCAAGTCTCGTCAAATTCGTCTGTGACTTATCATATAATGATTGCCACTTCTTACTCTCAGATTCCCAGTCTACCTGTGAAGTCTCAGATTGCATCTCAGGTTGAGGGACACCTTCGTATCCTTCCTCAGTAAATGCACTATTATCCTCAACAAAAGGATTAGTTTCCTCAGTCCCAGCTACAACGTCATCTACGACGCCTTCGCTGGCATTTGCTTCAGCTATATAATCTTCCATGATTTTCCTTTCTACGATGTTTCGATATCTTCAGGAGCCGAACCAACGCCTTGTCCCATATTTTCCGTCAATGGCCTCAATTTCTCCAATTCGAACTTCACCGTATCGGCAAACTTATTTGTTTGCACTTTCTTTTCTGCTTTAGCGTCTGCCCGTACTTCAGATAAATCACGTTTGAATTTCTCAACCGCAACTCTCTTCTTGTCTTGGACAGACTCCCGTTGTGCCGTTTGCAAGTCTCCTCGCAATTCTTTGACTTGTTGTTGCAACTGTTCATTAGCTTGTTGCAACTGAGCAATCTCACTCATTCTTGATAAAATACTTTCTTTGTCGAATATCTCTGGGTTTTTCTTTAATACTTCTGTTCTATCAACTAAACCAGCCTGATAGGCTTCAAAGTACACTCCATACTCAGCCCATTTGCTTGTTGGTAAAGTAGAACCTGCTTCAATTCTAACATCATGTTGTCCAATATTGTTCCTATCTTTCGCAATATCGATAACAGTCGGATTCATATCACTATACAAAGTATTAACAGATACTTCATTGATATTATTATTAGGTTGTATCAATCTAAATATCTTTTGAAACGTATAATGTCCCTTAGAAAATGCATATAATAATTTTCCAATAATATTAATACCAAACTCAATATCCCTTAATTTTGACTTTGGACGCTCAGAACCAAGCATCATCATACGTTCAGTCCCTCGAACTGTATCAGGAGCTTTTTCTGAAAAACCATGCATCATCTCAGGTAATCCAAAAATAAAATCTATATAAAATTCAGCTTGTTCAATTAATCGATAAAATTCAGATGCAAGTGGTGTAGGAGCAGGATAATGAGGTTCTCCCTGAGAAGTATCAACCTCAATCACCGCATTTGGATTGGCCCAATCTCTTTCTAATTGTTCTAATCCATTAACAGCACTTCCTAAAGGAACTAATAGTTTTAAACCAGCAGAAGCCTGAGCGTGTGATAAAGCTAACGACCACAACTTATTGAGTAGTCTTTGCATTGGTCTTGTTCTTGACACATCCGATTTTGGATATGGTGTTCCAGACCATACATTAGGTAAGGGGACAATAGGATATACATCAGTATTGAGAACAGATTCATATAATAAAACCTCACCAACTGTCGCAACTACACCAATACGTGTTTGTAATACTTCTTCAAAGTTCATCAATCCACGCTCAAACACTCCTGGATTCTCTTCTAAAAATGCAGCAAATTCTTGTTCATTCATGACCATTTCCTCACCGCTACGAGAATCAACTACTCTGTAGAATGGTACTTTGGTCTTATAAAATCTTTCTAATATTTGGTATTTTTCATGATTAAAATGGTCTAAGTCCTTCGCTTCCGCTGGAGTTTTAATAACCATACTGTTCTTATTTTGAGCATCTGGATAATCTTCTTCTGAATATGTTGATATATCCTCAATTATTCCTGGAATGACCTCTCCAGTTTCTTCATCTATCTGAGCTCCTAAAAAGGGATATAGATTTACAATTTGCTCACCAGTCAAGATTGTTGATAGGATAATTGAATCAGCATCCTGAAAAAACCTATCACGAGATGATGGTGGTACATAAACACGAAATGGATTAACGGAAGTAAACTTAACTTCACCCTTACCAAAATCTGCTTCATTATCGATATAAACATAAAGATATCCCAAACCTGTTACAGCATAATCATGAATGGCGTCTTTCATATGAACATCACCACTTGATATCTGCCATACATACCCTAAGATTGTTCTCCAAGCCGATGCGACTTTAACATCAGAATCTTCTCTTGGAACAGCTGTGAATACAGGAGGTTTAGCAGTTAATACACTTTTAAGCTTTTCAATAGCTGGTGATATCCTATCCATAGGAACATCAGCTTGATTACGTGATTGCATTTCCTCAGATTCAGCATTGGTAAAATGATTACCATGATAGAAGTCAATATCATTTCTTGCTTCTATTTCCCAGTCTGCTCGAGCATCACGCCATCTTCTATGTAGCTCTTGATTTTCTTTTGCTAATGGATGTTGTTCTATTGCCATAATATATGTGACTTACGCTTTGATGTTAAGTTAAGTATAAATAGCATAATGTCAAAGAGAAATACGCTAAAATCGACTAAAAGTTCCAAATTATCGCCTGCCACCTGTCATCCAGTTGTAATATCCTCTTAATTTACCTCTTTTTTTCTTCCCTGCTCTCATTTCTCCAACAGATATAGCAGTACTTAATGGAGCTTTAGAATAATAGTCTGCATAATATAATCCATCCATAAGGTCATCATTCTTTGGAACAGGGTGCTCAAACATCTCATCAACCAATTCTGTCATTTCTCTACGAATATATAATTTCTTACTATTTACAATCGGCCCTAATGATGTTTCTAATCTATCTGCTTTTTTAATACCTGCGGGTGGTTTAACACCTTTGAATATTCCTGGTATCAATCTTCTATCCTCAGAAGCCATTCGAGTAACCATATCACGTACCATTTCCTGAGCAGCTACCGTTTCAATCGTAACTCTTCTAACAGGAGTATATTTTCTAGCTAATTTTATAATTTGTTCAGGTAAGTCAAAAGTAGGGATACGTTCACGATAATATTCTAATACATATCGATTCTTATTTGAATCTACCCCAATTACCATTATAACCTGAAAATCAGAATTTTGTGTTGCAGTAGCTGCTATATCAACTCCAATATAAACATTAATAGGAATTGCTTCATTTCTAATTACTAAATAGGAATAATTATCAATAGACTTAAATGCTCCATCATGATATTGTATTCTATCTGTTTTAAATGCTGCTGATGACAAATCACGAGCATCATTCATATATTCCTGAGCAAACTTGTTTACAAGACCTGCTTCAATAAATTCTCGTTTTTTAGAATCTAACTTAGATATTGGAAATTGTTCAGGCCAAATAGACTGACCATCTTGTAATGCTCTGTAGAATGTAACATCCCAAGGATATTTACGTTCTTCTCTCTTAGCTAATTTGCTACCATCAACAACCATTTGTAAGAAACTATCATAATGAACAATCGTACCACATAACCATATCCATCCTTCTTTTCCTGGAGATTCCTCTAACGCAGGAAATACAGTAGATACAATCCATTTTTTAATTTCATCTCTTCTTTCAGGAGTTTTGGTATTTAATTCAGATTCAAAGTCATCTAAGATAATACCAGTATAGCGAACATCTATCTCAGTTCTACCACGAAGTCTTTGAGAAGTACCCTTAGCAATCAACCTGTCTCCTTTGGTAGTTACAATATCCTTTTCAGTCCATCTATTACCAACTGAATCCCCAGCTAGATTTCCAAAGTAGTATCTTATTGATTCATTATATTCTAAATGACTTTTAACATATTTAAGATGGTCAATGGCCTGACCTTGTTCCTCAGCTACCCAGGCAATGAATTGTCGTTGTCCTTTCGGCGCGAAGCAAATCTTGTGTAGAATAGCAGCCTTTGATAAAATGGATTTTCCAAAGCCCCTCGGTAGAATATTGCATATACGGGCGCCAGGGCTAGTGTCAATAAGTTTTTGACCCACCTCTTCATGAAAGGCGGGAGAAGAGCTTTTATTAAGGAAATCAGCGGGTAGAAAAGCCCTACCAAAATAAAGAAGGTCACTATAAGAACGCGCAAGAACCTCATCTTTTTCCTTTAGGTCTGATATAATATTTATTTCTTTGTTTTCCATTAAATTCTATACGGTATTTAAGCATACCCTTTAATATCTGAGTAAACATCTAAATCTCCAATATCTATAAGATTATCATCGTAATCATATAATGATGTACATTTTGGACATAACCAACCAGATACAACTTTGAATATATCCATCAACACCACTTTTTGACTATCAATCAATGGTTTATCACATACGATACAACAACTAAGTTCACTATGAATTCCTAAATCATGTAGAGTCAGGTTTGTCATCGATTCTTTTTTCAGCATGAGCCAACACCTTTACGTTTTCAGAGCTTATCTTTTTTAACTGTTCTTCACTAAATCCTTGAAATACAGTCAATGATTCTGTTTTCTTATCATTAGGGAACATTCCAGCTATTTTCATCATTAATTCGATTGCTCTTAGTTTATCTCCATCTTTACCATCTATATTATCAATGATATTCTTTGTCATCTCAAGTAGATAATGCTTAGACGCTCCAATCTCACTTAAGATAACTTCTATTTCTTCTGTAACCAATTTTTGTACCCTTTCAGTTTTCAACAGTCCACGAGCAGTCTCTTTAGCGTATTCTTTCTTATTTGTAGGAAAAACACGTAAATAAGCCTCTGTGGGACTCATTCCCTTTGCAACATACTTTGCAAACAAGAACTCATTATTTGTTGGTTCTTTTCGTTCTTCACGAAGTTTCTTAGAAAACTTCTTATTTGAGAACGAATATACATTTTTTGGAGGAAGTCCTCCCATATCAACATTAGGATTTGTTGTATATGTTCCTAATATCGTTCTAACGTAGTCTATAGTCCTACCCCTACGGTTATCCATAGTACTTCGTCTTAAAATCTTACATACTTGTAAATCATCCGTCATTACCCATTGTCCTTCTTGTCCATTTCTCCAATTAGACACTAATTCCTTTTCTGGGTAAAAATTACGAAATTCTTCTACATTTTCGTATAACACCTCTTGGTTTCGGGAAATTGTCTTTGTTCTCATCTACACTGCTCCCAACCTGTTGATTAGGTGCCCGAAGCCACCCCTCCGAGTGTAGACAAGTAAGGAAACAGTAATCATAGTAACTCCTACTTGTTTCCATCTATCGTCTGCCCCCAGACGAAAGTCTTTCCCTTATGAATGTCAACCACATCCATTCTAAAATCTCCTGTACTAAACCAATCTATAATCCCAAAACAATGGGCCCAGTTATGTAATCTACCTCTTAACCACTTATTTTGTTCCCTTGACATATCTTTTAAACAACCTAAACTCCAAGAACCAATCGTACCATTCAACTTTGTGCCAGTCATTCTTTGGATATCGTGAGTATGTCCATAAACGATATTAGCACCATAAGTATCTAAATGTTTCTTAGCATGGTTAATCGTAGCAAAGGCACCATGAATAAAGGTCAATTTACCTATTCTAAGTGGATAATTGTATGGTAGGTACTTATATCCTCGTTCATCCCACCTACAAGCCTTTCTAAAGGTATAATCCTTCATATAGGGATATCGTTCCACAAAAGCGTCTAGCCACTCATCATGATTACCTGCACATATGTACCGTTCCTTACATTTTATCTTATCTAGGACTTTATCAAACATATCAAGTCCATTATTGACATCTTCTATCTCTTTATCAATAATTGGTAATTGATATTCCAATGGCGGTTGTTTAATTTTTTTGTATTTCCAGGCTGAAACGGATTCCCACTCACCAACATCTCCTAGATTTATGAAAATATTGGGTTTTACAAGTTCAATAGCTTTTAAAACAACATTTACAGCCGCTTGGTCATGAATAGGGAAGTGTTGGTCAGGAATGACTATTGCACGTCTATGCTTCTTTTGTCTTGGCATCCTTTTTCTTGTCCTTTCGTTGGTAAAGTACTATTTTATCTCTTTTACGAGCTATTTCAGTTGCTTTGTTGTCTCTCGACATAGCAATTGCTATTTTACCATCTTCAGATTTGAACTTATCAGCTCCCTTACCCACCGCTTCGATTACAACGAGATGTCTAAGGCTACAATCACAGCACCATAAATAAAAATATGACTCTGCATCTACAAGTAGAGTTTCATCATCGAACATTGTTATGTGCATACTTTACCTTTCAGTACGATTTCTTCAAAATATTGACAACCATCATCGACAACACATGGTTTACCAGCAAATTTCTTGTCAACATGGATATACAGCTTATCATCTTCTCTTTTAAACATACAACCTAAACACTTGCCGTTGTTCCAATTTGCACAATGTTTCCTTGCTATCGGTATTTGGCTTGTCATTCTCTACTCTAATTTACATTAGACGGCAAAAAGCTTCAAGAAGTTTCCGTTTTTCTTCCCTATATATAGTATATATATATAATATATATATTATAAGCTAAATATATAGAATATAAAGCTTAATAAAAACTAAACTAAAGCTATTAAAGCCTAGGCCTAGGCTTCCAGAAAAATTCTGGCAAAAATTTTGGTAAAATGAATTTATCAATTTTTCGAGAGGTGGGGAAATTTTTTAAAAAAATGTTGAAAATTTAATGATTTTGTGTGTGGGTCTTTTATCCCCCACCGTATCGGGGTGGTCGGTTTTCAGTCGAGGTCATATTTCGTTGAAAACCATATGACTATTCGACAAATTTTAAAATGAGCTATAATATATGTTATGAATAATTTTTTTGGTGAAATCTTGTCCGAGGAAGAAGTGGTCAAGGTCGTAGGTTAAAAAGAAATACCACCAATAAGATAAACTATCCCAAGTATTAAGTTTTGATTGTTGATGAAGTGAAATATTTATTTAATACTTGTTTTATTTAATACTGAGTATTGTTAGATTCTTTTGTGAATATAACTAATAATCAATCGGAAGGAGTAAATCTTATGAGTAAAGATTCTCGTAAAACTTCCAAAGTTACTAATAATTCTGTAAGTGTAGAACCTACATCAACAGATATTAAGGACGTTGTTAAATCTGATAAGGAATTAAAACTTTCTAAGAAGTCAGTTGACAACGTTTTAAGTAATTTGGAGGGATTTTCTTCAGAAGAACAACAACAGATACAAGATGTATTCAAGAAGTTGTCAGAAAAGGGTAAAGTTACCAATGGTCAAGGTGGTGGAACTTCTTATGATACACCTGAAATTACAGAGTTTAGAAGTAATTTCGATAATTCTGTAGAATCAATAAGTGATGGACATGATGTAACTAAAACAGGACTTAAGAAACATTATATTATTGATAAGAATGGTACGAAACGTTATCCGATGTTGTATCTTAGAAGTAAATCTGAATTAAACAAGTCTACGAAGTAATTAGACTTCTCGGTAAATAAGGGTATGTCTTTTGATGTACCCTTATTTTTTACACATATTTGGAGTAACTTAACAAAACCACATACTAATATAATGAATAAAAAACCAACTACTGAAATTATTACAATAGATGATACAACTTTAGAAATTAAAGTTTATACAGAA